AAATTATTAACACCGCTGGCACACTGGCCCGCGCAATGGGAGCAAGAGCATGAAAGAAATCATCGTAGATAATTTTGCGGGCGGCGGCGGTGCGAGTACCGGCATTGAAATGGCGACGGGTCGCAGCGTTGATATCGCGATTAATCACGACGAGAACGCGATCGCCATGCACAGTACCAATCACCCTGAAACGCTGCACTACTGCGAATCGGTTTTTGATGTTGATCCGATTGCAGCGACCGCTGGCCGCCCAGTTGGTTTATCCTGGTTCAGCCCTGACTGCCGCCATTTCAGCAAAGCCAAAGGCAGCGCGCCGGTAAAGAAGGAAATTCGCGGTCTGGCATGGATCGTCATCCGTTGGGCACTGGCTAAACGCCCCCGAGTGATGATGTTGGAGAACGTCGAAGAGTTTAAAACCTGGGGGCCATTGCTCACTGCAGAAGATGGCACGAACTACCCTGATCGCTCTCGCGCCGGTGAAACCTTCGCTGCGTTCATCGGCATGCTGACAACTGGCGTTGCTGAAGGTCATCCGGCAATTGCTGAGTGCTGCGAAGTGCTGAACATCGATGTGAACAGCGGCGACGCCCGCCGTCTGGTCGCCGGTTTGGGTTACGTTGTCGATCACCGCGAATTGCGTGCATGTGATTACGGCGCACCGACAATCAGAAAACGGTTCTTCATGGTAATGCGTTGCGACGGCGCGCAAATTGTCTGGCCGGAACCCAGCCACGCAGACCCGAAGTCACTGGACGTTCAGAGCGGCAAGTTAGCGCCGTGGCGCACCGCGGCGGAGTGCATTGATTGGTCCATTCCATGCCCAAGCATTTTCGAGCGTAAGCGCCCGCTGGCTGAGAACACGCTCAAGCGTATTGCGCGCGGCATACAGCGCTTCGTGATCGACAACGCCACGCCTTTCATCGTGAAGTGCAACCACACCAGCACCAAGACGGCTTATGACTGCTTCCGTGGCCAGCCGCTGGGCGAACCGCTACAAACCATTACCAAGACCCACGGCTATGCAGTGGTTACACCGCACATCACCAAATTCCGCACCGGTGCGACTGGGCAGGAATGTGACGAGCCATTATCGACGATCACGGCTGGCACTTCTGAAAGACCAGGCGGCAATGGTCATGCGCTGGGAATGGTTGAAGCGACCCTATCACCGTTCATTGCTGGCGCTGGCGGTTCCGAGTATCAGGGTAAGCCGCGCGCTGCCGATGTCCCGCTTCATACTGTGATGAAAGAATCACATTCTGCACTTATTGCGCCTGTCATTGCCCGTATCGGCCAAACAGGATTTGGCGGCGACCGCATGGCCTATGACCCATGCAAGCCGCTGACAACGGTAACCAGCAAGGTGGAACACCTTCTTGTAGCGCCGGTGATAACCCGTCAGTTCGGCAATAGCGTCGGTCACGCAGTCGATGAGCCAAACGGCACCATTACTGCGGGTGGCGGCGGTAAAAGCCAGTTATGTGCCGCGTTCCTCGCGAAGCATTTCGGAGGAAATTACACCGGCGCTGGCGCAGCGATGGATGCACCGGCGCACACCGTCACTACCACCGATCATCACGCACTGGTTACCTCCAATCTGATCAAACTGCGCGGTACCTGCAAAGACGGCCAGCCAGTCACCGAACCCGCCCCGACTATTACGGCCGGCGGTCTGCATATCGGCGAGGTGCGCGCTTTCCTGCTCAAGTATTACGGCAACGAGAAACAGGGTGTTGGTCTGGATGAGTCACTGCACACAGTCACCACCAACGACCGATTTGGCCTTGTCACTGTTGAAGGCATCGATTATCAGATCGTTGATATTGGCATGCGCATGCTGCAACCGCATGAGCTTTACGCGGCGCAGGGTTTCCCGAGCTGGTACATCATTGATCAGGACTACAAAGGCACGAAGTACGCAAAAGACAAGCAAGTAGCACGCTGCGGCAATGCGGTACCACCGCCGTTCGCCGAGGCACTTGTCCGGGCAAATCTTCCTGAAATGTGCGCGGGAGCCAAAGAGGTGGCCGCGTGAACCAATTCCAGAAGATTTGGCTTGAGGCCTACAAGAGCTTTTTACAGGCAGCTTCCCCACTGGGGGAGCTTGCTCCCAGCGATTATACCGAGGCGCGGGAACATGCTGATGCAGTTCTTAACAGTCTGATCAAAGCGGGAGATGTTGCATGCAATTGATCCTGCCATTCCCACCAAGTGTGAACGGTTATTGGCGCTCACCAGGTAAGGGCGCAAAGATCAGCGAACGCGGGAGAATCTACCGGGCCAATGCCATCGGTGCAGTCTACGAGCAGTTGCGCCGCCGCCCACAGGCATTACAGCAAGATGTGCAAGTGAAGGTAATTCTGTACCCACCTAACCGGGCTAAACGTGATCTGGATAATTTCTTCAAAGCGATATTCGACAGCCTGACACACGCGGGAGTCTGGGTAGATGACAGTCAGATTAAGCGGATATTTGCTGAGTGGGGACCAGTAACTAAGTTGGGAAGGGCTGAATTAACGATCACTGATTTTGAACCAGCCGGTGTGCAGCCGGTTGCGGGCCTGTGGCCTGATGATCAGCGTAAGAAACAGGAGAACGCCGCGTGAGAGCACTACTAACGCCATACCCACAGCGCGACGCCCACATTGTGATATTCAAGCCTGGTTCGGAGTTGATGGGCTTATTCGGCCACCAGCGAGTGCTGATTTCGACGGTGCCTGAGGAACTGAAAGATTTCCCGATCGGTAAAATTCCGACAGTTAGCCAAAACCTCGCTGATGATCAGCGCCTGCATGCTTTCTTCGGTCACGAAAAGGTGATCCGCGCTGCTGGTGGGCTTTGGGGCCTGAAAGAGTGGCTTGAAGGCAAGCCGAGTTGCCAGTGGGAGAAAGGAAATTCAGGTTTTCACGACAAAAATCTCAGCGTAATGGACTACGACAATAGCGCTGTACGCCTGTGCTGGCACCACGCGCACAAGTTTCGCGAGACTGCACTGCCAGAACTTGATCGGCTGGCAGCCTGCAATCTTGCGGAATGGGTGGTGAAGGTCGCCATAAACGCGCTTCAGTTACCGCAAGGCCACCAGCTAAGTTTTTACGAGTTGTGCTGGTGGGCGCTAATGAACGGCGTGATCGATGTTATGCCGGACTCAGCGGCCCGCCACGCGCTGCGCTGGAAACCGGCCGCCGCGATTAAGCCTGTTGGCAAAGAGTCCGATATTGTGCCGGAAGAGCCGCCGGCGAAGGTGCTGGTTGAGCGCACTGAGCCGGTCAAGGCCGTGTTGTATCTGGCTGTTGATCCAGAGACAAACGAGTCATACATGCTTCGACCGAAGCGCCGCCGCTGGGAGAATGCCAAATATACGCAGTGGGTTAAACGTCAGCCGTGCTGTGGTTGCGGTAATCAGGCTGATGATCCGCACCACATCACTGGAAATGGGCTGGGCGGCATGGGAACAAAACCGCATGACATGTTCGTGATACCGCTGTGCAGACGGTGCCACGACAAGCTTCATGCGAATGCGCCAGCTTGGGAAGAAGAGAACGGCAGTCAGGCAGATCTGGTGCTGAAAATCATTGATAGCGCGTTGGCGATGGGTGTTATCGCTACCGGAAAGCAAAAATAAGTGTGGAGATAATAATGCGTGATATTCATGAGACTTTAGAACTTTGGGGTGCATGGGCAGCCAGCGACAATAACAGTGTTTACTTTTCCCCAGTGGCGGCCGGATTTAAAGGTCTTCTGCCTGATACGACAAAATCACGACCTCAATGCAGTGATGATGAAGGAATTATGATTGATGGTTGTGTTGCCAGATTGCTAAAGTATAAACCAGAAGAACAAGCGTTGGTGATTGATCACTTTATTTATCGTATATCTTTAAGAACAATCGCAAAGAAAAGAAAATGCTCTGATGGAACCATTAGAAAGGAAATGCAAACGGCTCAAGGCTTCATATCGGGGTGCTTAGCGATGCTAAATCATTAAATCTATGAGGGTAAGGCTGCGAATGCAGCCTTATTTGTTTTGCATTAACATTGATTTAATGTTTTCCCTAATGAGGATAAGGGAGTTAAGCATGAACGTTAATGTTAATATAGCAAGCCAAATACAAGTTATGGACAATGGAGTGTAGTTTGCAAGTCCCAGTGTAAACTGAGCGATAGCTGTAATAAATGAAAGCCATATAGACAGGTTTAAAAAGCATGATAAGCGGTCTAATGGTTTGTATAAATCTTTCTCTTGAATCTTATCTACTTCTATTCTGTTAGCCCTTGCAAATTTCTGCTTGTAGGGTTCAGTGCTGAATAATTTATCCCTAAGATTTATTATCACAAAAGTGTGTAAAGATAACAGGAAGGAACCTACAGATATAAAACCAGAAAAAAGGTATCCGCGAAGATTTTTTTGGTAAAATTCAAAGAAATGATCACCGATTACAACATTGTCGCTGTAAATAAAAGAAATTAAAGAAATGAATAACAATGAGAAAATCACGAGAACAGTAATCTGCCCTCGGAGTGTCCCACTGATATGGCATTTAATTAAAGTTATCTTTGTTTTTTCCGATTGAAATCTCTTCTTTTATTATAGCAACGATTTGGTTTTTGTGGTAATTATCATTAGTCAAACCATCAACTTTTTCAGCCATAAGATCAAAGTCAAATTCACTAAAATAAGCAGGGCAATTAAAGAAATTGATAATGCGCTCGTGGTTATTGAAGTCTTTCGCAACTACTTTTCCCTTCAATATCCCTCCGGCGGATTTTATAGCCTTCACTACACTTCTTGCGATAGGAGATGTTTTAGTTTTGTCTGCTGCTGTGATATTGAAAGTAACATCAGTATTTTTTGCAAATTGCTCAACAGCAAGCATTTCATTGCTCGAAAAAGCAAGGGATGAAAACTTAAAGGTGGCGGATTTTATTTCTTTAAATTCTGCAAGCATTATTTCTAAGTTTGTGTCGTCAACAATAATCTCATACTCGAAACGTTCTTCGTATTTTTTGTTGATTTTAGCAATTTCTTTTGGAGATGGTTGAGCGCCTAATGCTTTAGTTTCTTTATTTATTAAGATACGAATGTGTTCATTACTTTTGCTTTCAAGATGATTGAAAAGAGAATTTAGGGAGCATGAACCATGGTAATAAAGATAAAGCCCTTTGAGGGTGTCCTTTCTTAAGCAAAAAAAATTGAAATGAACAAGTTTTTCATCACCTTGCAAGTCTTCAACTTTGACTACGAATTTTCCATTTGCCATCTTAGACTTACAATTTTTCTTTTGGTTTTTGAAAGTAAGTACCAGGCCGGTATAAAAATCATCTTCTTCAGTGAGCATGATTTTTCTGTCGTAATCGATGCGAGAAATCTGACTGTCCGAAAGTGCAATAAATCGGTCAATAACATCCTTTGTTGAGATATTTTTGTTGGGATTTTTGATGGAAAATCCAATGCTTTTTACATTCATATGAGTAATTATTCCTTAGATTGCTAATTGTGTGTTTTAGAGTAATTCCAAGGTGTTACTAATTAGGGCCAATAAAGAAAATTTCCAACAATCTTATTTATTTGCAGCATACAAAATTTCAGAGAATAAATCATTAACGCGTACGCAAATTATCTTGTAATCTGTTAAGAGTGGTCACGTAGTCACAAAACTTAGACAATCTTAAAACCTCGCTCCGGCGGGGTTTTGTCGTTTCTGGAGCCTTACGATGCTTAATTGGTTGATCAGGTTGCTGGGGACTAAATGCCAATGTTCTGGCTGCCTGCGTTCGAGAAATCGCAATCCCCCAGCGCCAGAGGCTGGCACCTATTTAAAGCCAGCACCTACTCCAGCACCGCCACCAAAAAATCGATAACTTTCAATATTTATCTACGAGGTCGCATGGGCGGCCTTTTTTTATGCCCTCAATTCGGTTGTGAGGACAACAACAGCGATAAGGGGTTTATCAATGTCTGATCCATTGTCCGGCGCTGCTGGCGCAACAGTGGCGCTTGCCGGTGTCAGCATATTCGGATGGGTAAGTGGTCTGGATTATGGCGTGGTCTTTGGTTCGTTTGCTGGGGCGATGTTTTATGTCACCTCGGCAACTGATTTGACCATGATCCGGCGGGCTTCTTACTTCTGCGTGTCCTTCATGTTCGGGCTCTTTGGTTCTGGCGTGATGGGCGCAAAGCTGACGACGTGGCTCGGATACAACGATAAACCATTGGATGCTCTCGGTGCACTGATCATCGCGGCAATCGCCGTGCAACTGCTGACGTTCGCCAGCAACAGAGCAAAAAACCCAACATCACTGATTGATCGGTTGAGGGGGAGCAATGGCAATAAATGACCCGCTGGTGATTGGCAACGTTGTGCTTTGTAGCCTGGTTGTCATTCGTCTCAGCTTCTTCCGGAAGAACGGCGCAACACATCGGTCGTGGGCCTCATGGCTGGCGTACCTTCTGATACTCGCTTATGCATCTGTTCCATTCCGATTCATGTTTGATCACTACAACAGCACGCACTGGGCTGCATTCGCTATTAACGCAATCATCTGTGTTGCTGTGTATCGAACGGGTGGCAACGTCGCGAAGCTATTTAGCGTACTGAGGCACCAATGACCAAAGACGAAATCTTTAATGCCATTCTTGGTAAAGAGGGCGGCTACGTTAATAACCCGGCTGATAAAGGCGGCGCTACCCGCTGGGGAATTACCGAAGCGGTAGCAAGAGCACATGGTTACCAGGGCAGCATGTCACAGCTACCGCGTGAAACGGCACTCGCCATCCTCACCGCTGATTATTGGACAGGTCCACGGTTTGATTTGATAGCAAATCAGTCACCCGTTATTGCTGCTGAAATTTGCGATACCGGCGTAAACATGGGGCCGAGCGTGCCGAGTAAATGGCTTCAGCGCTGGTTAAACGCTTTCAATCTTCAAGGGAAGCTTTATCCAGATTTAATCGCAGATGGTCAGATCGGACCGCGTACTGAAACAGCTTTGAAATTGTTCCTTGCGTCTCGCGGCAAAGAGGGCGAGATAGTTTTACTTAAAGCACTCAATTGCAGTCAGGGCAGCCGTTATTTAGAGCTGGCAGAGCAGAGAGCAGCGAATGAAGCCTTTGTGTATGGCTGGGTGAAAGAACGGGTGGCGATATGAACTCAAAAGCCCTGCTCTTGATAGTTGGGCTGGTGGCCGCTGGGTTGACGTGGTGGATTGAGGACATGCGCTGGGATAAAGACGTATACAGCCTTAAAGAGTCCCACGCTCTCACCATGAAGAGCATCAGCGACAAAGCCGCTACTGATTTGGCTGCCGCGAACCGCCGCACCGCTGAGGCGCAGACAGCCGCAGCCGAACTGGATAAGAAATTCACCGAAGGATTAGCTCATGCTCAGGCAGAAAATGAAGCTCTGCGCGCTGACGTTGCCGCTGGCACTCGCAGCGTGCGGATCGCATCAGCAAACCTTGCAACCTGTCAGCTCACCGCAGGCCAGCATTCCGGCACCGGCGGCATGGGCGATGCAACACAAATCGACCTCACGCCAGAAGGTGGACGCGCTGTTCTCGATCTCCGAGCCAGCGCGATTAAGGACAGAGAAGTGATTGAATACCTTCAGGGATATATTAGAAACGTCATTTACCGCAAGGTTGATTGAGTAAAAATCACAGCCCCTTCTGACTGCCAAGGAAGATTTTTGTATCCCTTTCAGGCTGTAGTTGAAATCTTACTACCGCCGATATTTTATTTGTAGACATGAGCTTTATTTTACAGAAGAGGGTAGTTAAAGGGATGATAACCCTGAAAACTAACGGAGTATGTTTATAAACAGCAGGTAAAAGAACAACATTTTCTTTTATTGCCAGCTTCTGAAGTATCTGCATTGCTCGGTCGTCAATCAGATGAGATTCGAACGTGGCGCTCTCATAACCTTTACGTTTTAGTTCCCTTATGACATTCCTTAAAGAGGACATGATCCGCGGGGAGCCAGAGGGGTTTCTTGGCGTTTTACACGGTCTTAAATGAAGTGATACATCCTTTCTTCTTTTATTGGCGTAAATAAACATTCCATACTTTTGATTGTTTAAGCTAGCCCAGATGAACAATGGCATGATCATTACTATCAGCAATATACCTAGGTCAATATTCGTTCCAAGAAATTCAAACATAGATTTTCCAATATTAAAAAAAACACTATCGGCATAGGTTTGGGTTTCTTTAGGCAAAAAGGCAGTCATCATTGTGAAATTTAATAAATATTCTTAAGCTATTGATTGTAAAGCGTGAATTCATCACGGATAAGCTTATTTAACATGGCCATCTGTAGGTGGTTTTTTAGAGGTGAAATATGCCACCAAGAACCCCGAAGGCTTGCCGGTCTCGTGGCTGCCGGGCAACGACTGTTGACCCAAGCGGTTATTGTGATGCGCACAAAGGTGATAGCTGGAAAAGCTACAAGCCCGGACAGACGCGCCACCAGCGAGGATATGGCACGAACTGGGAGAAAATGCGCCCCCTTATCTTTGCTCGGGACAAAGGGCTGTGTCAGGGATGCCTGCCGAAAGGGATAGCTACCACGGCAAAGTGCGTTGACCACATCATCCCTCTAGCGCACGGCGGCACTGATGACCCGTCTAACCTTCAGTCGTTATGCTGGCCGTGTCACAAAGCCAAGACGGCGCGTGAAAGGCTCAAATGATAATGGTTTTCGATAGCATATGCTGAGGTCGGATATAGTTTCATTTGAAATCATTTCGAAGTGAATGATAATGATTATCATTTGTGGTGAGGGGGGGATCAAATCTCTGCCGCTGCTCGCCTGCCGTACTGCCCGCCCCGTGACATTTTTATACCCGCGTAAAATGAAATTAAAACTGGAGGGATTATGGCTGGTGCGCCGGGCCGATC